CGCCCTGAGCAACATCGCCTCCGCCACGGATCCCTTCATCAAGGACCTCCAAGCCGCCACCGGCTGGCCGGCCTCGATCCTGATGGGCGACTCCCCCGGTGGCCTCGGCAAAGAGGGTCGCTTCGAGGAGCGGGTCTGGGCCTCCCTGGTCGAGCAGTGGCAGGAGGTCTACTGCCGCACCCCGATCACCGAAGTCTTCCAGTACATCTTCCTCTCCAAGGAAGGTCCCACCCGAGGCCGTGCCCCGCGTTCCTGGACGGTCCACTTCCCCAACGTCTTCACGCAGACCGAAGCCGAGGACGCCGCCCTGCGCCTGCAAATGGCCCAGGTCGACGCCCAGTACATCAACCTCGGTGTGCTGAACCCGCTGGAAGTGCGCGAAGCCCGTTTCGGCGGTACCGAATACACCCTGGAGACGACGCTCAACCCGGCGGTCACCGAGCAGCTGATCGCGACCACGGACGCCCAGTTCCAGAGCCAGATGATGGGCTACGAGGCGCAGGCTCAGGCCGCTCTCGTCCCGCCCGAGCAGCCCGCTGCTGAACAGGAAGACCCCGAAGAACCCGAGGACGACGCCCCGCAACCCAGCCCAACCGCCAAGACCGACGCCTTCGACCGCTACGAAGCCCAGGGCCTACGTATCCACGTAACGCACCGCAGCGGTGACATCCGCGCTGGTTACCTCGTCGGTCCCGATGGCCAGCGCACCGATGCCAGCAGCTCGGCCCCGCTGATGATCTTCGGGCCCAATCGCACCCGGGCCTACAAGCTCTACCGAGCCCGCTTCGCCTGCGACGGCGCCCTCGTCGACGGGCCCTACGCCACCGGCTTCGCCTCAATGCGCGCCGCCCGCAGCGCCGTGGCGACTTTCTTCCCTCGGCAGACTGTGGCAGGGCTCTCCCCTGTCCCCGAGGGCGAACTCGAAGCACTTCGTGCCGGTTGGGAGGCGTACTGATGGACAGCCAAGAGCAATCCACCATCCGCACCGCGGCTTACCTGGCAGCGCAGCAGCGCAACGACCTGCGAGGGTTTGCAGCGACTGGCACTGGCAAAACCAATCGCCGCAATGTTCAGTGCTTGCCTCCCAATGTCAAATGTGGTGGGCGCTGCATCCCTCCGAACTGGGATTGCCGTCTCAAAGGGCAGGGCACCAATTCAGAACTCCGTGTTCACAGCTTTGACCCTCTGAAGGGTGCCGCCTCTGTCCAACGCGGCCTGACCGAAGTTCGTCGTGGTGTGTTGCAGGGCAATCCAGCCCGAGTTCAGCGAGGCCGTGGCGCCATCGAGCGCGGTGTCGTAAAGCTCGTGCCCGGCAACAATCTGGAGCAGAAAAAACAGTTGCGCCAAAACCTGGAAAAGCATGGTGCTGCGATTGGCGCTGTGCTCGGTGTCGCAAGCCTTGGCTACGCCTTCCGAAAAGGCATCAACAACCCCACGTTCCTGCGCACCACGTTTGGCCGAAACGTCAAAACCGCCATTGACGATGGCGTCGAGCGCGTTTTGGGCGCCGTTCCCATCCTCGGTCCTCGCCGCCAAGCAGTTCAAGCTGCGGCCTCGGGTTTCCGCGATCAAAACGCCTTCCAGATTGCGCGTTCCACCAACTGGGGACCGACTTCTCAGGTCGAGCGGCTTCGAGATCTCAACCCCGCAGGGCTGGCGGATACACCCCTGACCTCAACGCACCGCAATGCCCACAGCGCCCTTTCGAGCGCGCTCAACACCGTCAACAACAGCCCTTCCAATAACCACGCTGAGTGGGCAGCACGACATCGCGCTGCTTTCTGGAATGCCAATGTCGGCCGGAACAAGGAAAACGTCTTCGCTGAAGCCTCAGCTCAGAGCTTTCTCCAGCGTCAGTTCAGTTTTTCGACTGCCGATGCCAAGGACACGTCCTCGATCAAAAGGGCGCTAACGAATTACTTCACCGAGGAGAAGCAGAGCCTGACCGCTCTGGCCAAACAACAGGGCTTCGGGATTGGTAAAAAGGCCCTGACCGATGACGAAATCACTGATTTCACAACGCGCCTGGCTCGGGCAGGTGGCTATGGCACTCAAATGACCGAGGACGTGCAGAAACACCTGAGCGCCGTCATGAAAAGTACGCCCAAGGGCACCACTGATCGGCTCTACAGCGCCACCGTCAAAGGCTTTGACTCCTATTACAAGGAGCTTGGAAGTATTTTCTCCAACAGTGCTGGTGCTCCCACCATCACCAAAGAGCAGCGAGCTGCTGGGCTTAGTGAGCTGATCAAAACTGCCGATACCGTTCGTGGACGCTACCTCTCCAATCAACTGGGCCTCGGCGCCCGCATCGCTGGCGAGGGGCATAGCGAACTGATCAGCAGCGCTTTCTACGCCACCCGTGTTGTCGGCACGCGGGGCAGCACCTACTCCGTAACCGACCGCCTCGCAACTCAGGCGGCCACTGAGTTGACTGGACGCCGCATCGGTCCTGCCGAAGCGTTCGAGGTGCTCCGCACCGAGTTCGGCTTCACCGGCATTCGTCGTGCTCGGGGCAGCAGCGCAGGGCGCAATCGTGGACGTCGTTGAGCGCTACAACCAGGCCCTGCGCACAGCCGAGGACGGCACGCTGCGCCTGCTCAACCGCGTCCTCGACACCAGCTTCAACAACCTCGTCCGCCGCGCTTGCATCCACATGCGTACCGGAGCCGCTGACCCCACGCAGCGCAACCTGGCCCTTCTCCAAGAGTTCCGGCAACTGGTCCCGGCCTACCGCCCCGACCGCGTCGACGCCTACGACCGGATCTTCCGCAACCTTGTCCAAACAGCGAGCCGCTACGGCCTGACCGTCGCCGACGAGCTCACCGGCCTGGTGCAAACCGGCCCCCGCGTCGACGCAACCATCCCCATCGAAGCCGCCTTCGCCTCCGCCGCCCAGGCCCGGGGCTTCCTACGCAAACACGGTGAGACCTTCGCCAGCAGCGCTGCCGAGATCGTCACCCAGGGCATCGTCGAAGGCCGCGCTACCGACGCCATCGTCCACGACATGCGCTCTCGCCTCGGCGTTGTGAAATCCCGCGCCGACGTCATCGTCCGCACCGAAAGCCTGCGGGCCTACAACGACGCCTCCAACACGTACTACGCCGCCCAGGGCATCGATCTGGTGATGTACTACGCCACGGCGGATGACCGCAGCTGCGCCTATTGCGCCCCGAGAGCGGGCCAGATCTATCGCCGCCCAGAGATCCGCGTCCCCCTGCACCCGCGCTGCCGCTGTTACCTCGCCCCTTGGACAAACGAGGCCGACAGCCTCGACCCGGACTACGCAGCTATGCAGAAATCGCATCAGCGCGATGTAGCCCGTGCTTTGGAAGCAACGCGCATCGAGCCTGTTGCCCTGAACAAGGCCGCCGTCTTCGAGCAGATCGCGCCGGTTCCGCTCTAACGGCCCTCCATAGCCTGGCTTATACAGCCTGGGCGGACGCGCCCTGCTCGCTATGCCTGCCACCAAGAAGTCCGCCGCCTACGAAAAGGGTCTGCGCGAAGGCCGCGCCGACAAGAGCAAGCCCTCCATCGAGATCGAAATCAACCCCGAGGGCGAAGAGGAAGAGGAGATGGGCACCGAAGAGATGGACGGCGCCAAGCCTCACTCCCGCAAGCGCAGTGCCAAAGGCGCGAAGAACACCAAAGCCCCGATGGATGCCGAGTGCGGATGCATGGGCAAGGGCCGTAAGGGCAAAGCCTCCTGCGACGGCAGCTGCGGCAAGTCCATGAAGGACGGCAGCTACGCCAAAAAGATGGACTGCAACGATGCCCTGAGCCCGCAGGAGTACCTCGCGGCCTGCGATCTTGGCATCCAGCACCGCTCCCGCGCCTACATCCGTTCTCGGCTCGACGCCGCTGAGCGCCTGGACCTCAAGTGCGGTGCCGGCTCGATCTCCGAGGGCGAAAAATGCACCAAGGGCACGGCGCAGAAAGCTCAAGCACCTCAAGGTAAAGGTGGCCGCGTCCGTGGCGCGCTTGAGAATGCAGCAATCATCGCCGGCGGTGCTGGCACTGCATTCAGCTACGGACAAGTGGCAGTCAATGCACTGCGTGGGAACTTTGCCGGGGCCTCTAAAGCCCTGCAACGCGAAGGTGCATTTGCGTCTTTAGCCGGTGCGGGTATTGCGGCAAAAGGAGCACGAACCAAAAACAAGGTGCTTCAACAAGAAGGACTGAAGACAATCGGAGCTGGAGCAACAGCTATAGGAGCCGGTCATCTGCTTGGGGGTGGCTACACCAAAGGACTCAGCGTCCCTAAACCATCGACCGCAGGACTTAAACGGGGAGTCTCAAATTTGGTAGGTCGCGCCGCCGCTGCCAAGAGCAACGTCACCTATCGCACAGCCAAATCACAGTTCGAGCGGATGTACAACCGCCCCGGCCGCCGCGACTCGGTCTACGCCGCCGGCTTCTCCCCCGAGCTCGACCAACTCGCCATCTGAGCCATGGCCCTGACTCCGGCCACCGTCCGCATCGACGCCTGCTGGAAGGGCTACGTCCAGGTCGGGATGAAGCGCAAGGGCAAGCGTGAGGTGCCCAACTGCGTTCCCGCCTCCTCGGGCGTAGCCAAGCCCCGCGCTCAGAAGGACACCGAGGACGACAAGAAGTACACCAAGGTCGTCACCAACCCCGAGACCGGCCGCAAGAACAAGGTCCGCTATGGCGCCAAGGGCTACCGCATCGCTCCTGGCACTGACAAAGGCGACCGCTACTGCGCCCGCAGCTTCGGTGACATGAAATCCGAGGGCTACGACTGCTCCGGCGCTGAGAAGAACACCCCGCTCTGCTTGTCCCGGGCGAAGTGGAAGTGCTCCGG